GCGTCAAGGCCGAAATCCCTGAAAACAGGGAAAAAACAGGGAATGCGGCCAAGAAGAACGCCACTTCATTCAAGCCAGGGCTGTGCCCGAATCCAGGTGGCCGCCCAAAGAAGACGGACGAGGAACGTACCCTTGAGGCGATGTGCCGAGAGAAGACGATTTGGGCGCTTGGAACCATCCTGCACCTTATGCGGAGAGGAAAAACAGAGCGTGTCAAATTGGCTGCGGCAGAGGTCGTTATTGATCGCGGACACGGCAAGGCCGTAGATCGGGTAATCAGTGAAAATCACACTACCATCGAGCATAGACGGGTACAGGGCGCCGACGAAATACTTGGCCGGGCTCTTGCCGGAGGAAAGAACGGAAGCAACCGCGGAGTGGGGAAGACGGGACTTGTACTTCCTGCTGCGGTACATCCTGAACCGACCAGACATTGAGCATCCGTGGCTGTTCGAGCGTTGCCGGGAAGTCCAGGCCAATCCAGACGGCTATCTAGACCTGTGGGCTAGGGAGCATTACAAGTCCACGATTATTACGTTCGGGCTGGTGATTCAGGAAGTCCTGCGCGACCCCGATATTACGGTGGGGGTGTTTAGCCACACTAGGCCGATCGCTAAGGGGTTCCTGCGCCAGATCAAGCGCGAGTTCGAGGCCAACGAAAGCCTCAAGGCTTTGTACGACGAAGTGTTATGGGCCGAACCGCAGAAGGAAGCCCCGAAGTGGTCGGAGGACGACGGCATTGTCGTCAAGCGCACAGGCAATCCGAAGGAGAGCACGGTAGAGGCGTGGGGTTTGGTGGATGGGCAGCCAACCGGCAAGCACTTTCGCTTGGTGGTCTATGACGACGTGGTGACGCGCGAATCAGTGACGACGCCGGACATGATTACCAAGACGACCGAGGCGCTGGAGTTGAGTTACAACCTCGGGGCTGATGGTGGCGCGAGGCGCTTCATCGGCACGCGCTACCACTACAACGACACCTACAGGACGATCATGGAGCGCGGTACGGCGAAGGCGAGGATTTATCCAGCAACGGCGGATGGTGATGTGGGCGGTGATGGAGTGCTGCTGGATGAAGCCACACTGGCACAGAAGCGCCGCGACATGGGACCGTACACATTCGGGTGTCAGATGCTTCAAAACCCGAAGTCGGACGAAACCCAAGGATTCAGGCGAGAATGGCTACGACACTACAGCAATATCCACGGCGGCGCTGGGTTGAACAAGTACATCTTGGTTGATGCCGCGAACAGCAAGAAACGCGGAAGCGATTACACCTGTATTTGGGTGATCGGCCTCGGGCCGGACGATAACTACTATGCCCTGGACATCGTGCGAGACAGGCTTTCCCTGCCGCAGCGCACTGAGAGGCTGATCTTCCTGCATCGGAAATGGAGACCGCTCCAGGTCCGCTACGAAGAATATGGGTTGATGGCCGACATTGAGCACATCAAAACAGAGCAAGAGAAACTTAACTATAGGTTCGATATTCAGCAGGTAGCCGGGCGCGTTGCGAAGCCTGATCGCATCAAAAGATTGGTGCCTATTTTCGAGCAGGGGCGGATGTGGTTGCCGGAGAGTTTGCATACCAGCGATTACGAGGGAATGAGCCGCGAACTTGTGCGTGACTTCATTGAAGACGAGTACGCAGCATTTCCGGTCGGTTTGCACGATGACATGCTGGACTCGCTTGCCAGGATTGCTGAGCCCGATAAGGACAGCAAGGGCAAGAAAATTCCGGGCATGGAATTGAAGTGGCCAGCAAAGAGCGAGCGACCCGTACAACCGATCCCGGGCTACGGTGTCCTCGACGAAACAGTTGGAATTTAAGGAGAACTGCATGGAACTGAAGAGCCTTGCCGCAAAACTTGGCTCCATCAGCGAAAGGCGTGAGGGTCGATTCGTGTACGTGACTAGCGGAGAGGTCGAGCTGCTCAAGGTTGTTGGTGGGCATTTCGACGCCAATCGAGCGGAGATCATGGAGCATACGGCGCGGTTAGTCGGTGAATGGCGCGCGGCGTCTTTGGCTGCAAATTGATGCAGACCTACAACACAGCCAAGAGCCCGAACGCAGCCTACGTCTCACCCAAGAAGCCGCGCGGTCTGATTGCAGGCGCGCAGAAGAAGAAGCCGAAGCCCAAACAACCGAGGAAACGCTGATGGACATGAAGATGACGGACATGAAAATGTCCAAGTCGCAGAAGAAACGGATGTTTGGCCAGCCGACCGTTGCGGGTTCACCCGGCCCAGACTACCCGTGGGGGCTGTCTATCACTCTAGATTCGGCTGCGCTGAAGAAACTCGGCGTTGAGGAACTTCCAGATGCCGGCGAGGAGTGCATGATCCACGCCACCGGCAAAGTGACGACTGTATCGGAGACGGCTAACGAGAAGGGCGGTGAGCGCCGCATCGAAGTGCAAATCACGAAACTTGCACTGGTCTGTGAGGATACCGACGAAGAAATGTGGAACCGGGTGAAGGCCGATAGAAAGGCCGCAGCCTGATGTCCTACCAAGCCGACGCCGCGGCCTCCGAAGAAGCAGTTGTTGAGGAAGAGACGCAGCGCGACCCCGTGCGCGACATCGCCATTCTTGAGGCCCTCGGGCTTCAGCTCGCGGCTAAAAGACAGAAGGCGATCGACGCAAGGGTGTCTCAGGGGATCGACGAGCGCTGGTTTGGCGATGTCGAGGCATTTGAGGGTAGGGATGAGGTAACGCGGTACTACGCCGGGCTCAGGGCTCAAGTCCAAGGGTATCTCAATACCTTGGACACGAAGCAGCAGAAGCGATCCACGCTGATCGTCAACGTGACCCGGGGCAAGGTCAACGCGTCAGCAGCCAGGCTGCAGGACATTGCCCTGCCCACGGATGACCGGAATTGGGATCTGAGGCCATCCACGGTTCCCGAGCTGGTCGAGCAAATGACGCAGAAGCACGTCGGGCTGACGATGAACGGCAAGCCCGTCATGGTCACCGATCAGGGCAAGCAGCGCCAGGCCACGATGGCCGACATGGCCAAGCGCGACATGGACAAGGCGAAGAAAGCAGCAGTCGCCATGCGCGACGAGATCGACGACCAACTTGATCTATCGAACGACGGCTGCGGGTATGAGGGTGTCGTCAGGGCGGTGATGGATGACGAATCCCTTCTCGGGGTCGGGATCGGGAAAGGTCCGGTCGTCACCAGCAGGACCAAGCGGGTCTGGATGCCGATCAGCAACGGCCAGAAAACGGTCCACGTCCTGCAACGCATCCAGGACTTGAAGCCGGGCAGCTCTAGGGTGAACCCGTGGGACATCTACCCGCACCCGGAATGCGGCGAGAACGCGAAGAAGTTCCCGATCTGGGAAAGGATTCCAGGGGTCACGGCGGCCGACATCAGGGGCTATGCCGACATTCCGGGCTATCTGCGTGACCAGATCAAGAGGGTCTTGCTCGAGGGGCCGAGAAAGCCTGACCAGCCGGCGGATAAGCCAGGGGTTCAGTCGGTGACGACCGAGGAAACGATATTCGAGTGCTGGGAGTATCACGGCGACATCGGCAGGGAAGAACTGGAAGCCGCTGGCTGTACCTGCGACCCCGAGGATGTTTTCGCCAGTTACTCGGGTTGCGTGATCATGGTGAATAACACTGTGATCAAGGCCGACATCGAGATCCTCGATACCGGCGACATGCCATACGATTTCTTCGTCACCAACAAGTGCTCGGGGTCATGGGCTGGGTACGGGACCTCGTTTCTTTCGAGAAGCGCGCAGAAGGCGATTACCGCCGGCTGGCGCACGATGATGGACAACGCCGGCCAGATTGTTGGGCCGCAAATAGTAATGAACCGAAAACATATGGTTCCCCACGATGGAAAGTGGGAAATTCGCGGGATGAAGCTCTGGTACTACACCGGGACCGATGATGTCGCCGACATGGGCAAGATGTTCGCCATTCACAACATCCCCGCCCACCAGGCCGAGTACGCGGCCATCATCAAGATGGGCATGGAGTTTTTGGACAACGAGACCGCCATCCCCCAATTGGCTCAAGGTGAGCAGGGGCAGGCAACCGATGTACTTGGCGGCATGAATCTCCTGCTCAATGCATCAAACGTGATGATGCGACGAAAGCTGAAGGCGTTTGACGACAACTTCACGATTCCTATTGTTGCAGGAGTTGTTTTAATAATTTTGTAGGAAAGATTCTTTCAAGGGCCCGTAGCCTAGCCTGGATAGGGCACCGCATTAGAATTCAAGAATTTTAAGGTGCGACTCCTAACAGGTTATTGCTGGTAGCAAGGCGGTGGTCGAGGGTTCAAATCCCTCCGGGCCCGTTTTTTGCTTTGGGATTTGAGTTTTTTCCGTAAACGCTTTTGCTTGCAAAAGGGTTTGTTCAAATCCCTCCGGGCCCGCTCGCGCTATTTCTATTTCGGAGTTATTATCACTTGCGTTCCGTCAGGGAGATCGTAGGTTTCTCCCTCGCTTAAGGGATCGTAGTAAGAGAAGTAGATATTGCAGGTTTGGGCCTTGTTTGATTCAGCATCGAATGGAGCTGTGAGGTTCATTGTAATCCTTTGCTCGCTTCCTTTAGCAAGGCTTTCAATGCTAGTTTTTTCAAGATTGGTTATGAAAGTTCCATTGCATGCCTGTTCTACCTGGATTTGAAAGTTTGAGATTTCAAAGTCTGAAGTGTTCTTCACTGTTAGAGTTGCAGGCTTGAATTCGCCCTTGTTGATGCTTGAGGATGTTGGGGAGATTGTAGGCTGTGTTATGGTCTTGTTTGCTCTGGAAACCTTTATGGTTATTCTGGTTTGTGCGCTCCAGGAATCGCTTGAGGCTGTTAGAGTGCCGCGAATGTCATCCTCTAATGCCGCTGTCGGCACCTTGACTATTACCCCGACTTTTAATGCAGGGGTTTTGGTAATTGTTTCAATGGCTGAAGGATTGAAGGAAAACCAGTTTTGAATCTCGTCAGCCGGATTGTTGCTTTGCTCTATGTCTATTACAAAATCAACAGTTCCTGCAACATCCCCGGCTTCCTTGTTTTGGAACGTGATGTCTTTAGAGGCTGTAGAGCCGTCAGCCTTTAGTGTTCT